TGCCTTACGCAATCGAAAAAGCAATTTTGCTAATCAAAGGAGAGAACAAGTGAACGAGAACCACCCAATGTTCGACCAACACCGCTACACCACCAACGACCTAGCCAAACACATTGTTATCTATGACTTTGAACGCACAGGCTGGCTAGATGTTCACGTGAACCCTGACGACTATGGTGCAGACCTAATCGCCACCAGCGGCCGCACAGGAGCCAAATGGACTATCGAAGTAGAAGTGAAACACAACTGGGAAACCGGGCCATTCAAATACAACACAATCCACATCTCAGCTCGTAAAGCAAAATACAACAACGAACATCACATGCACGTAACCATGAACAGTGCCTGGACACATTACCTGATCGTGCCACCGAGTGCTTTGGCTGAAGCCAAACGAGTAGTCAAGAACACATCGGTAAGCGAAAACGAAATGTTCCTAGAAATACCAATCACCGAATGCCAAATCATAGAAAGAGAAACAACATGAGTATCGAAGAGCAGCAACTAAACGAAATGGTGAACGCCATTCAGCAAGTCGTCAACATCGAGGGTGTAAAAGCCCGCAAGGATGTTATCAACATCATCACTAAGGGTGTTGAGAACAAAGAGAACCCAAGCGACATTCTGGTATCAGTATTGGATTGGTGTGGGAATGCGTGATCTAGTTGCCTGGCTATTGCTCACCATGTCTATCATCGGTGGCTTGTATGCCATCGGTCTAATCATCAGCTACTTCATCCTGCCTAGAGACTTCAACGACCTAGACTTCGACAATGAACCTGGTTGCGATTGTTACCGGTGCGAACGCCGATGATACTCGACGTATGCTCCAGCGAATGCGACTACGAGTGTGCTGCCAATAGCCACTGCAACCTAGTCAACGATCCATACTGCACTTGCAAGTCGTGCCAGGCACACAACCTAGACGAAGACCCACCAAAGGAACCCGATGAACTGTAGATGCAACAACCCAGACTACATAGTCCTAACTCGGGCCTTACTTGCTGACTTTGAAGAGAACGCTGCAACAGTCGAAAGAGAGAGCATTGTTGCGTATGTTTCACAGCTTGCAATCGAATGGGAAAGACCGGCGGCCATCAACCTACGCAAGACCCTGTTTGAGTTAGCCGACACACTGAAGAATGGTGAGCATAATGGCTGAATGGCATGACTCTAAAGAATGGAAGATTGCTAGAGCCTATGCCAAAACCATACTGGAGCCACGTTGTGTTACTTGCCATAAAGAACTTGAAGGTGCTGATTGGACTATTGACCACATCAACCCACCAGCACACACAGGCGGCTTACCTGATCACTCAATAGACAACCTACAATCCATGTGTCGTAGCTGTAACTCACGCAAGCAAGACAAGACCCTAGTTCGCACCGATTGGAGGAACCCTAGATGGTTCGATTAGGTTACAAACCCAAGCACAGACGTGGCTTCAACTACATCGGGTTCATTGTCGGTGAGTATCGAACGCTAGTCAACTGGCTCCAATACTTCGCATTCAAAACTAAATAACAAAACAATAGGCTCTCGGGTTTTTTCTGAGAGTGCCAAAACATCGCCCGCATGGACTCGACTTTTTACGCAATAAGCCAAAAGTTTGACTAGGGTTGAACCAGAAAGGTATTCAATGATTTACGAAACAACTAAGAACTGGATTGATACGTTAGAGCTTGACGTGGAGTCTCAGGTTCATGCCGACCTGGCACTTGCTCTTGCTTCTCGTTACGACGACAAAGGCGAAACGTCGACCGCCGGTGAACTTCGCAAGACCATCAACGAACTAAAGCAAATGATTGGCAAAGTTGAAACGCTCTCTCCACTTCAGGAACTTTTGAAACGCTAATGCTGTTCCCTGCTCGGTGGACTAAGCCACTCTCGGAAGACTTCCCTAGCGACGCCGACCGACTCATTCAAATAATCGAACTGGTATTCAAGGATTTAGACAATCCAAATGGTCTGCATTTGGATCCTTGGCAAAAGTGGCTCTTGCGTCATGTCTTGGAACGATACCCAGATGATTGGCATGATTCGGAGTTGGCAGGGAAACTTAGATTCAGGACGTGCGTAGTCAGTTTGCCTAGACAGCAGGGGAAGTCAACCTTGGCGGCGGCGATTGGCTTGACAGCCTTGTTGCTTCGAGACGGCCAGATTCTATCTATTGCTTCAAACACAGAGCAAGCCGGAATCATCTACAACAAGATTTTGAAAACAATTCAAAGCAACGACGAACTAAAAACCATGTTCACTAAAACCACTGAACGACGTGGCATAGTCCGAGTCGATGGCAATGCCAGGTATGACGTAAAACCTGCTAAAGAATCGTCAATTCAAGGGTATACGATTGGTAACTGCGGCCTTCTGGACGAGCTCCATATTTGGAAGCAAGGAATGTGGTCGGCCGTCCAAAACGGAATCGCAGCTTCAAAAACTGCATTTTTGCTGGGCATTACCACAGCAGGAGATTCAACAAGTGAAACTCTTATAGATCTCTACAAACAAGGTGAGCGAGCGGTAAACGGCGACCCTGCTCTTGAACGCTTTGGTTTCTTCTGTTGGGAAGCCCCCGAAGGCTCCGCTGTTGACGCTGAAGCCATTTTGGCTAGTAACCCAGCGGTTGAATGTGGTCGCATTCCCTTAGAGCAGGTTTTAGCAGACACGGCACTAATGCCCGAACACGAAGCTCGACGATACCGGCTCAACCAGTTCATCTCTGGTTCGTCAGAGTCTTGGTTGCCGACACCGGTGTTTTACGCCAACATGGGCAACGGCATTGAGGACATCACTGGGTGCGTTATCAGCCTTGACGTAACCACCAAACTAGACCACGCCACAATTAGTGCTGCCAAAAAGGTTGATGGCATTATTCAGACCGAACTGGTTGCTTCATTGCGTAACCCTTCCGAAAACAGGTTGTTCGAGTTGCTTGTCGATGTTTACCGTCGCACCAAAGCCACTGCCATTGTGTTGGATGGTTCTCGCATGCCTAACTTGCAGAAGCGTCTCAAAGACGGCAAGTATCCGATGTGGCAGTTGTGGAGTAAGGAAGTTGCAGCTGCTTGTTCGACCACGTTCAGTTTGTTTAGCCAAAACATGGTTTCTTGGAACCAGACCGATCAGTTGCTTATTGCTCAGATGCCACGTGGTGTTGCCAGGTATGTTGGTGAGAATTGGTATTTGTCTAGGCGTGATTCTTTAGGCGAGATTGATGCAGTGATCTCTATGGTTCTTGGTGTTTATGTCGCTTCTCTTGATAGACCCAACGGAATTGGCGTTTATTAGACACGCCGATTTACTTGACATAATGTAAGTCCAATGCATTATCATTTATCCGATGGCAAGTATCTGGCAACGCATTTTTACTAAAACTGAGACTCGGGCAGTTACCCCTGTGATTCCTTCACGCTCTACGACTTTAGCCACTCCTGAGTCGGCTCTAACGCTGACAGCGGTCTGGCGTAGCGTTCAGATACTTGCCACCACTGTTTCTAACCTTGGAATGGTTACCAAGCGTTACGCCACCGGTATGGAAATGGTTGTGGACAACCCAACTTTCGTAAACAACCCATCTTTGCAAATGAAACGTCATGAGTTTATCTACTCGACGGCCACCGACCTTGCACTTTACGGAAACGCTTTTTGGTATAAGTCTTACGACTCTGCTGGGCGTGTAAACGACGTAATGCAGATTCCAGCGTGGCAGGTTTCCATTGAAACCGAAACCGACGCACTAAACGCTGCACGTCGCTACGTTTACTTAGACAAAGTTTATTCTGCTCGGGAAATTGAACACTTGCAGCTCTTCCCACGTGCTGGCTGGCTCAAAGGGCCATCACCTATTGACATGTGTTCTCAAGACATTGCTGGTGCATTAGATCTACGTAACTACCAGGCAAACTGGTTCTCAGCCGGTGGAATCCCTACCGGTGTCCTAAAAACTGGTAAAGAAATCAGCCCAGACGACGCACAGACCATTACCAACACTTGGAACACCAAACAGGCCACACGCCAGATTGCTGTTCTAGGTTCAGGTTTTGAATACCAGCAGATTGCCCTAAAGCCGTCTGAAGCGTTGTTCACCGAAGTCTCTGCACAGTCAGTTCAGCAAATCGCCAGGTTGTTTGGTATCCCACCACGCAAGTTGGTTACTGGTGTTGACGGAACTAGCGACACTTACTCAAACTTGGTTGACGAAGAATCGGCGTTCTATCGTGAAACCATTCAGGCATACACTCGCCCAATCCAAGACGCACTTAGCAACTGCCTACCACGTGGCTCACGTGTGGAGTTCATGTGGGAAGATCTGGTTCTATCTAAGTCTGATCGTCTAAAGATGTGGTCTGACGCCATTGCCGCAGGAATTATTACCCCAGAATACGCCGCTAACAAAGAAGGACTAAATGTCTGAAATTGAAACACGCTCGCTAGAGCTAAGACTTGACAACCTAGAAGAACGAACCATCACCGG